CGCCTAAAACAGCGGTCAAAGCAGAATCAGAAGCCATTGCCATTGCATCTGTAGATGTTTTGGTTGTGGCTCTTTGATTATCAGCCAACATCATTTGTAATTGACCAGCTAGATATTCTGATACCATATTCATAAAGTTGTTTAAAAAGTCACCTAATGCAGTTCCAGCCAGTCCCATACTCTCAACTATTGACATACCTAATTGACTAAAACTATTTTGAATAGACATTGCAGTATCTTCAGCTGTCCAACCTAATTTTTCTAATAACCCAATTTTTTCTTCAATAGCCCCAGTCACTGGATCGTCACCATCACCACCACTAGGTATTATTGTACCATCACCATCAGTACCATCACCATCAGTAGAAGTGCTACCAACACCACCAGAAAAGATACCGCCCAATATATTTGTTCCCCATCCTTTAAATTTCTCTTTTAAATTATCTAAACTTCCTTGAACTTGTTCAGCAGTTTTATATTCTAATGTATTACTTAATGCTTTTGAATAACTATCAGAAAAATCTTTAGCAACCTCTTTAGCAGCATCAGAAGCAATAGTTTTTGCATTATCAAATCCTTCTTTTAATATATCACCAAATGCACCATCAATACCTTCATCTGAAAATTCTTTTATTAATTTCCACATTGTAGAAAACGCATTAACAACTTGACTTATTTGTGCTTTTACTTTTGTAAACACACCTTTAAAAACTGAACCTATTCCAGCAATAGCAACCCTAACAAATTTGGATGAATTATATAAATCTACAAATCTATTATATAAACCAACAACAACTGGTAAAACTTCGCCCCAATTCTTATAAATTACATAAGCAACAGCAGCAAGTCCAGCAACTACTAACCCAATAGGTGATAGTAATGTACCCAACAAACCAACTAATGAACCCACTAATGTTATTATAGTTGGCAATGCAATAGCAACACCACCTAGTGCTAACACAAGTTTTTGTGTCATAGGGTTTAATTCTTTAAATCGTTTCCATAAATTTTGTATAAACCCAACTAATTTTTGAACAGCTGGCACTACTGCAACTAATAATTGTTGCCCTAAACTTTGTAAAGTTTCTTTTGCGGCATTTAATGACTTTTTGAATTTATGACTTGCAGATTGTTCTGTGATTTTAAACGCTCCAGCTGTCATGCCAAGCGTGTTTTCCATTCTTGCAAAAATACCTTCAACTTCTTTTGCATTTTTGCCTGTTAAACTCATCACAGGTAATAACGCCCTTACATTGCCAAATACAGCGGTGGTGGCATCAGCATTGCCATCAAACCTTTCTGCCAATAATTGTAGTGTGTTTAATAAACCATTATCTTTTATGTTTTGTCTTATAAAATCAGCGCCTAACCCCATACCCTCTAACGCCTCACGTGCCTGTGTGCTAGGGCTTAATAATGATACTAATACACTTCTTAAACCAGTAGCAGCTATTGAAGCATTTGAATTAGTTCTTGATACAGCAGCGAAAGCAGCACCTAATTCATTAAATTCAATTCCCATTTCAGACGCAATAGGCACGACTTGTTCCATTGCTTGTCCTAATTGTGTAGAATCTAAACGACCTTCTTTTACAGCAGCTACTAAAACATCAGTGGCAGCAGCAGTGGTTAAGTTTTCTTTACCATATGCTGCCATAGCAGCAGTATTTAATCGTGCAATAGTAACTGTATCGCCAAGTCCAGCTGCTGCTGCTTGTAATGAAATTTCTAAAGTGTCTAAAGCAAGTTTAGTGCGCAAACCAGCTGATGTAATAAAGTATAATGCATCTGCGGCTTCACGTGAAGATGTGCCTGTGTCAATAGCAAATTGCTTTACCTTTTGACCCATTTCATCAACAGTGCCACCAGCAATACCAACCAATGCTTTTATTTTAGTCATTGATTTGTCAAAGTCCAATGCCATTTTAACACTAGCGCCACCAGCCAATGCTAGTGGTAATGCAAATTTTTGCATAGATGAACCGATAGATTTTAGTTTGCCACCAAATTTTTGAAGTTTACTAGATGCAGTATTCAACGCACCTGTAAATCCTGAAGTGTTTGCTGTTAAATTTAATTGTAACCTTTGTTGTGCCATAGGAAATATATATTAAGCAAAAATACAAAAAAACAACTATTTCTTTTTTTTAGAAATGCTATCTATTTTTGCTTTAAATTTTTCGTATTGTTCTTTGGTACTTTTTGGTTTGCCACGTTCTAAATACACGTCTTGTGGTAATGGAAATAATTTGTCAGGCGTTATCATGTTAGCACGTTTATCTACATTAGTGTTAAATAACATCATCGCTAAATAGCGTGTGCGTTCCCAATGCAAGTTTTGTTTGATTGTGTGTGCTTCGCCTAATAGTTGATTTTCTTTCCAAGTTTGCGACCAAAAGTTATCAGGCGAAATTCCGATTTGACCTATATAATAATCTAATATATCATCCCAGTTGATCGCATCTACTTTCCCTTGCTAGATTTTTTAGTAGATTTTTCAACATTTCTTTTTATACCAACATTTAATTCATTGCCAAGAATTTTAGATTCCATCATAACATTTACAATATCTTCTATTTTTTCAGCTGGTAATTCATCCAACCAACTACCTACTTTATAAATAGTGTAGTCAGGATCATTGCCTTGTTCTTGATCAAAAGCTAAAAGCGCTGAATATATCAACGCTCTTATACTAGATAATGATATTCCTTTTTGAAATATATCACCAATTTGTTCTATTGGTACATTTAATTCATCGGTAAAATTCGCCCAAAAATTCATTGAAAAATGCATTGTACGATTTTTACCACCCATTTTAATTGAGTAATAACCCCTTTTTCTATTTGCCATAAATTTTAATTAATTATTAATTAGTGGATTTTGTAATAGTGCCTGTCAATGTAATAGACCCTGAATAACTTACAGGTGATTCCATTTCCGCTGATTGCTCTATACTAGATAAATACCCTTCAGCAGTATAGACAGCATCGCCAGTTTCGGCAGTACCAAATACGCAAGTTAAAGATGTTCTAGCTATAAGAAAATCAGCCATTTCAATCGCATTACTACTATCACTATAATCAACTAATCCTTCGAAAGATATCTCACCGCTTATAACACCAGCAATAACTTCCTGAAAACCACTAGAATTTTTAGTAGTTGCTTCTGGTAAATCATTAGATAGTGTTAATGAACAACTTGTAGTGTGTCCTAGTGTAACAGTTTCAATCTTTAAAAGTAGATTTGTCCCATTAAATACTGATGTTGTAGCCATTTGTTATTTTTTTTTAAATGATTAAATATTGTTACAAATATACAATTTTTTTTATTATGCCAAGTTCCAATCAAAGTTGGCATTATTCCAAAAAACATCGGTAGTATTCCAATAACGATTACCACCAGAATCATCTTGTACAGCAAATATTTCCGATAGTTGAATTTCAACATCATAGGCAACAGCACCTTCCATGTCTGCGGTTTCCTCAACATTCGTAACATATCCTGTGCCTGTTAATGTCAACCCGTCAAATGCTTCTTGTGTGAAAACCCACTCATTTAATGTTTTAGTGAGTACGAAATCAGCTAATTGTTCAAAATTAACTGTATCACTATAATCTACTAGACCAGCTACTGAAATTGTGCCTGATCTAATACCAGCAATTACCTGTTTAAAACCAGCGGAATCTTTTGTTGTTGCATCAGGTAAATCTACATTTAATGTAAATTTAGTTTGTGTAGAATGTCCCAGAATATTACCATTATGAAACAGCCCAAAAGATGTCCCATTAATAAGTGCCATTACTCTTTATTTTCTTCTTCTTTTACGACTTCAAATGAACCATCTTTTAAATTAACATTTATTTTGCCATATTTTTCAACTAATTTTTGCCTAAATTTTTCAGCATCTTCTTCTAATTTTAAAAATGCTTTATGCAATCTTTTAGTTTGTGTTGACATAGCACCAAGATCATGATGTATTGCATTTCTGTGATTTTCCTGTTGTTTTAATGATTCAAATTCTTCTTCAGTTAAGTTTCCCATTTTTATTTGCTTTTAAATTATTAATTATTAATTATTAATTATTCTTCACTAGGTAGTGGTAAGGTTTCTGTTGTTGGATTTTCCTTTTCGCTTATTTGTGCATCCACATTCGCCTTTAATTCTACCATATCCATTTCTGGTTCAATCCAAGATACAACAATATCTTTTGTTAAATCATCGAATGGCGTAAAATCGTCAGGATCTGGTGCGCCCACTGATTGTGTGCCTATAATTGTACCTGTATTTTCACTACTATCAACACCATTATAACGCCAATGTACATTATAAACCACAGTAGATAAATCACCTTCTGTTGGTCTGCAATCCACAGCTGGAATGTCCCATGTGTATGTATTTGCCATAATATTTATTTTTTACAAATATACAAATAAAATTAGTTTTCTAATTGTTGTATTCTTGTTTTTAAACTCTCTATTTGCTCTTGTTGTTCTTTTATTGCATTTATTAATACCGCTGATAATTCTGCGTAAGCCACGGATTTAAGTCCATCTTCTGGTGACTCTAATATAAGTTCTGGTAAAACAGCTTCAACCTCTTGTGCTATAACACCTACTTTAGTAACTTCGGTGTTGAAATCAGTTCTGTTGTAATAAACACCACGCATAGCTTGAACCTTACTCACACAATCACCTATTTCAACTATGTTTTCTTTAACTCTACTGTCAGAATTTTGGGTAAGCGTACCATTAATAGTCATATTGGCTGTTGAAGCATAAAAATAATATCTAGTTGATGCTCCTTGCCTCCAATATATGTCGCCACAATTCATGTCAAAATAAGTATTGGAATTATTTGTATGGAATCTAAAGTAATTATGAGATGCGTTATTTCCTAAATATAAATCACCTACACCATCACTATCTTTTACTAATGTAGTTCCATCCACATGTAGTTTAGTTTCAGGCGAAGAAGTTCCGATTCCCAAGTTGCCAGAACTGTCAATACGCATTCTTTCTGAACCAACAGTTTCATCACTAAAAACTAATGAATAATTATTTGAACGAACTGCATAATATCTTTGACTATTTTGCAACCCAATTCCAGTAGCGTTTGATGTAGTACTATTAACGTGAAGTAATTGTGAAGGAGCAGTCGTCCCGATTCCAACATTACCGCCATTAAAAAATGAAACACC